CCGAGCTCGCAACAAGTAAACATGGAAGAACTCAAAGACTTTAGGAACTTTTTGTTCCTGATTTGGAAGCACCTAAACCTTCCAGAACCAACACCCATCCAGTATAACATTGCAGACTTCATGCAAGGTGAGGACAAGCGTGTCATTATCGAAGCGTTCCGTGGTGTTGGTAAGTCTTGGATTTGTTCCGCCTATGTGGTTCATCAGTTACTCTTGAACCCCTCGTTAAATTTCCTTGTGGTCTCTGCGTCCAAGACACGTTCTGATGATTTCAGCACGTTCACCTTGCGTCTTATCCACGAAGTACCCTTTCTGGCTCACCTGAAGCCCAACGACAAGCAACGGTTCAGTAAGATATCTTTTGACGTAGGTCCTGCTCCTGCGTCGCACGCCCCGTCTGTAAAGTCTCTGGGTGTTACCAGTCAGCTTACAGGTTCCCGTGCGGACATCATCATTGCCGATGACATCGAGGTAGCGAACAACTCAGCTACACAGGCTATGCGTGAGAAGCTCAGCGAACAAGTAAAAGAGTTTGATGCTATCCTGAAGCCCGAAGATGACTCTAAGATTATATTCCTAGGAACACCTCAGACTGAGGACAGTATCTACAACAAGCTACAAGAGCGTGGCTACAAGGCTCGTATATGGCCTGCTAAGTATGTGACCCCTCAGACGAACGAAAAGGGCTATAACGGGGCTGTGAAGGACGTCTGTGTGGACGCTGAGAAGGTAGGCAAAGCTACCGAACCTACACGGTTCTCAGATATTGACCTGTTAGAACGAGAGATGTCCTACGGTCGCTCTGGGTTCGCCATGCAGTTCATGCTGGATACACGCCTGAGTGACGTGGACAGACACCCACTGAAACTTAATGACCTGATTGTAGCGGACATCGACAACGACATAGCCCCAGAGAAACTTGTGTGGGCTCAAGCTCCTGACCTAGTGTGGGACGGGAGTGTACCGAACGTAGGATTCAGTGGAGACAGATACCACCGTCCATTTAAGGCTGTTGGTGACCACATACCGTTCACAGGGAGTGTTCTTGCTATTGACCCCAGTGGTCGCGGTAAGGATGAGACTGGGTACGCTGTGGTCAAAATGTTGAACGGAATGTTGTTCGTTCCTGACGCAGGAGGTCTACAAGGAGGGTACAGCGAAGAGACCCTGAAAGCCCTTGCGATGATTGCTAAGAAACATCAGGTCAACGCCATTGTGGTTGAGAGTAACTTTGGTGACGGTATGTTCAACGAAATCTTCAAGCCAGTACTCACCAAGGTACACCCGTGTACTATGGAGGAGGTCAGACACAACATACAGAAAGAGAAACGTATCATTGATACCCTAGAGCCCATAATGAACCAACACAGGCTCATTGTGTCTCCAGAGGTCATCAGAAAGGACTTTGAGACTGCTCAAGGATACCCACCTGAGCTACAGCTACGTTACCAACTGATGTACCAGATGTCCCGTATAACAAAGGACAGAGGTGCAATAACACATGATGACCGCCTTGATGCCCTGAGTATCGCTGTAGCCTACTGGACCGAACAAATGGCTCAAGATGCAGAGACAAAGATACAGGACAGAAAGACAGAACTCCTAAACAAGGAACTCCAAGCTTTCTCTGATGCCTATTACAAGCGTTCTAAGGGGTCAAATACGTCCGTTAGATGGATATAAGGACAAAGGGTATACCTTTAGTGTTAAAAAGCCCTCCTGTGGGCGAACAACTAAGAGAAATAACAACCAGAAACAAGGAAAAGGACTAATATGAGGGAAATAAAGGAGCCCCCTCTTAGTGTACTAAGAGTGAACAATGAAATTAGTGTACTCTTAAACTACTAAGAATCTTTCTTTTAAGGTGGTTATTGGTAATAATTCCCCATAGTAAGGGACTGGGAGCCAGCTTTTAGTTTACCTTTAGTGTTACACCTATGGTTCCAAGTGTAACTGTGGTCAGATAACCGTCAAGCTTATAATTAATGTGTTTTGTTGTTGACCTGTTCAACCTCAGGACACAGACTACTCTTTATAGCACTCTTTGTTACGTGTGTGTGTGTGAAGGTCATCTCTGGGAATGCTCGGAGGTGGCCTTCTTTTTTTTTGTCACGTATTGGGGCTACGCTTTGTGACGAGTGGTGAACGCCTTGGTTTTGTTGCAAAAATCTGAGACCCTGTCGTTATGTGAACGGCCAACAATTCCCCCCAGACCCCTTCGAAAACCTCGAATTGTCTCCAAATTGTCAACTATCACGTCCCCGCCCCTAAAAATAAGGGTTCAAGTCGCATAACACATGCCTTTTCAGCTGGTTACTATCATGTTGAACGCCCGATGCTTTGTTCGCGTCTGTTTTTGTTTGCATGGGTTTTTTTTTCACCCTCAGTTCACCAACAGTCACGCAATACTATCACATACGGTTCAAAAC